TGCCTTTCAACGGTGTCAAAGGTGAGATGGACACCAAACAAGTACAAGTGCAAGTACCTTGCGTAGAAATGTGGGGCGAAGCATGTCCTATTCTTGCAGAAGTACGTACTTGGTTTAAGGACAAGTCATTAGAAGAAATGGGTCGCAAGTACTGGAAGAAGCGTAGCTACGTGTTCCAGGGCTTTGTGCGTGAGAATCCCATTACCGAAGACCGCACACCAGAAAATCCAATTCGTCGTTTCATTATCGGTCCGCAAATCTTTGCAACCATTAAGTCGGCTCTTATGGATCCTGAACTTGAGGAATTGCCAACAGACATGTTGCGTGGTCTGGACTTCCGTATTGCTAAAACCAGCAAGGGCGGATATGCCGACTACAACACAAGCAAGTGGTCACGCAAAGAATCAGCCTTGACCGAAGCTGAACAAGCAGCAGTTGAGCAATATGGATTATTTGATCTTTCTTCATTCATGCCCAAGAAACCAACTGATGTTGAACTAAAGGTCATGAAAGAAATGTTTGAAGCTTCGGTGGATGGTCAACCGTATGACACAGAGCGGTGGGGACAGTACTACCGGCCGGCCGGAGTTCAGGCACCAGCAGGATCGTCAACAGAGTCAGCGACACCAGCAGTTGCAGCAGTAGCTAAATCTTCTGCACCAGTCGACGATGACGTTCCATTTGAGCCAGATGCTCCTGCACCTGCAGCAGCGGCGTCGCCGGTTGAAGCCAAACCAGCCGGCGGGCAAAATGCACAGGACATCTTGGCTATGATCCGGGCTCGTAATCAGAAGTAAACTTAACTCAGCAGAGGATTAATAATCCTCTGCATCTATATTATGTATTTTTGTTTGGCATTTGAGAACTCAGGGGATGTACTACCGTTTGAATCTGTTAACTCAGAAATTCTTGAGTATTATGTTGATTGTTTAAATCAACTTAAAATTAATTATTTTAAGATTTTTAATCCCACAGCCGAGACGATCCAGCAAAATATAAATGGATTAGACTCAATTATACAAAAGTTTAATGATATGCCAATACAGCATATCATCAATACCGATATTCACAGACCAAACCATCTAACTTATTTAGATCAGTCTTATCTTAATAAATTACATGCAGATTGGGTAAGTTTTCAAAAACAGCAATACGTGATTGTGGATCAACGTAAAAGATATAACAATTCTGAAATAGTGGAACAAATACATAACATTTATCCAGACGAGTTGCCGGTTGTTCGGGTAGGCGATATTTTAGACAAATTACATGTCAAAAAAGAGTTCGATGACATAAATCTTTATGTACATCAGCTGGAATCAATATTTAAATATGTTCGTGCTAAGTCCGAGATTGAGAATTGGATTGAAATGTCAAATCCTTTTCCTAAGAGTTGTCTCAGTAACAGTACTGCTAATTTATCAATAGACTTTAATCATTTAGGACGTACACTGTATGACAAGTTTCAAAACTTTGATACTGATTTGATGTACGACGACGAAAACTCCTACAACGAATTATTAAATTACGTAGCCATTAGGATCAAACCTCCCGAGACAATTTCAATGAGCGTAGAGTATGTGGAGTCGTGTCGTCGGAACAATCGCGAACCAATTGGCAATTTTTTAAATATTGGTAATCTTATTAATTTAAATGATAACTTGACAAAGTACAGGCAAATCTTGTATAAAAATATACAAGCGAATAATAGATTCTCAATTATATTACACAAGGAATAAACATGGCAAAACCATTTGACGTAAGCAAATTCCGCAAGGAAATTACAAAAAGTATTGATGGACTCAGTATCGGATTCAACGATCCCACAGACTGGATCTCAACAGGCAATTACGCACTCAACTACTTGATCTCTGGCGATTTCAACAAGGGTGTACCCTTGGGCAAGGTCACTGTGTTTGCAGGCGAGTCCGGTGCAGGCAAGAGTTATTTCTGCAGCGGCAACATTATCAAGAATGCACAAGAACAAGGCATCTTTGTTGTGTTAGTTGATAGTGAAAACGCCCTGGATGAATCATGGATGAAGGCCCTGGGTGTAGACACCAGCCCAGAAAAACTTCTCAAACTGTCCATGTCCATGATCGATGATGTAGCAAAAACCATTGCCACATTCATGAGCGAATACAAATCTCTGCCCGACGGAGAACGTCCTAAAGTCTTGTTTGTTATTGACAGCCTGGGTATGTTGTTAACTCCTACAGATGTTAACCAGTTTGAAGCAGGCGAAATGAAAGGTGACTTGGGTCGTAAGCCCAAGGCCTTGACAGCCCTGGTTCGCAACTGCGTCAACATGTTTGGTAATTACAACGTGGGTATGGTCTGTACCAATCACACATACGCTAGTCAAGACATGTTTGACCCTGATGACAAAATCTCAGGTGGACAAGGCTTTATCTACGCAAGTAGCATTGTTATTGCTATGAAAAAGCTCAAGTTGAAAGAGGACGAGGATGGTAACAAGATCTCTGATGTCATGGGTATTCGAGCCGCTTGCAAGGTCATGAAGACACGCTATGCTAAACCTTTTGAAGGCGTCCAGGTCAAGATTCCGTATGAAACTGGTATGAATCCTTACAGCGGTCTAGTAGACTTGGCAGAAAAGCGTGGCTTACTAAAGAAAGACGGTAATAGATTGGCCTTTACCACAACTGATGGCGAAGTTATCAAACAGTTCCGCAAGGCCTGGGAAAGCAACGAAGATGGTTGCCTGGACAAGGTCATGCAAGATTTTTCCAAGCCAGTGGCTGAGGTAAGTACACCTGACGTTGACACAGAAGGAGATGTATAAATGTCAGTAGATTTAGCAGCAGCAGTATGGGAAGAACTCAAACGTTATATCGGCACGTTAGACAGGACCGAAGCGGCCGATGCTATGGTCAACCTGTTGATAGACAGCAACTTTGATTCTGACGAAATTCGTGACGCATTTAAAGGTGATCCTGAAATTAAAAAAGCACTCAATGCTTACGTCAGTGATCGCTCGGATGACGAAGAAGAATCAGATGATGAAGATGCTGACTACGATGACGACGAAGAAGACTATTAACCATGTGGTATAATCGCATAGTCACTGATCTCGGTACTATCCCAGACTTTGTGTCCTACTACGAAAGTCAGCTGATAGATGCCAAGAAAGATTGTCGCCTTGGTGGCTATGTTGAAATCAATATCAAAGAATTGCCCGGCATTACTGAGCATCGTTATGGTCAGTTGCAGGAAATCGAAGCAGTGCTTAACTTTTTAAATATTCAATTGAGAAAAATACGACGTAGACATTTTCAAAAATATTTAGAAGGTTATGCACGAGCTTTGACCAGTAGGGATGCAGAAAAATATGTTGACGGTGAGGACGAAGTAATTGATTTTGAAACGCTGATCAATGAAGTGGCATTGTTACGTAATCGATGGTTAGGCATCATGAAAGGTCTTGAGAGTAAGCAATGGATGTCGGGCCATGTTGTAAAGCTACGAACAGCAGGCATGGAAGATATACAGGTATAACTATGTTAATGCCCTTAGATAAACAAATGTACAATAGTGATACGTTCCGAGATCGTGCTGTATGGAGAATGAAATTTGCCTGGCGTCCTGTTCGATGCTATATATCAAACCGGTGGATCTGGTTGGAATTGTCCTATAAGGGAAGTGCCATGTGGTTTGGACCAGGCGAACCAGTAGTGGTGTATCGATGGGTCAAGTCAGATGAATATCTTGTGGCAAAAATCAAAGGAATATTATGATCGCGGGCAAAGTGTGGGGACAAACAGAACTGTTAGAAGCCAACGGCGTGTTAGAGTTTCATCGCATTGAAGCTGTGGCCGGCGGCGTTTGTAGTAAACATCGACATCGTTTTAAATGGAACGGATTCTTTGTAGAAAAAGGTGCACTGTTGATTCGTGTATGGAAAAACAATTACAATCTTGTAGACGAAACTGTGATTCGCACTGGGCAATATACCAAAGTAGCACCTGGTGAATATCATCAATTTGAAGCACTGGAAGATACTGTAGCATTTGAACTGTATTGGGCTGAATTTGATCACACCGATATTGAACGCGAATCAACAGGATTCGCAAAATTTTCACAGGATTCAAAATGAAAAAAATAGCATTTGTTACCGGCATGACAGGACAAGACGGACCTTATTTGGCCAAACTGTTGGCTGAAAAAGACTACAAAGTCTACGGCCTAATCAAACGATACAGTAATCCCAATCTTGACAACATGAAATGGCTGGGTATCGAAAACGATATTGAATTAGTCACTGGCGATATCACTGATGACAGCAGTATCAATCATATTGTTCGCAGTATCAAGCCGCATGAATTTTATAATCTGGCTGCACAAAGCTTTGTTGGAGCCAGTTGGGAATTAAACAAGTTGACCACAGAAGTCAACAGCCTTGGTACACTCAATATTCTCAATGCCATCAAAGCCAACAGCAGTAGTACTAAATTTTATCAAGCCAGTACCAGTGAAATGTTTGGCAACAGTGCTGAGTTAGACGGCCGCCAAGTCGAAACCACTCCCTTTAAACCACGCAGTCCTTACGGAGTAAGCAAGCTGTACGCACATTGGATAACTGTCAACTACAGAGAAAGCTACAGCATGTTTGCATGCAGTGGTATTTTGTTCAACCACGAAAGTCCGTTACGAGGCAGAGAGTTTGTCACACGTAAAATTACAGATGCTGTGGCACGCATTAAACTGGGACTACAGGACTCAATCACGTTGGGAAATCTAGACAGCAAGAGAGATTGGGGATTTGCCGGAGACTTTGTTGAAGCCATGTGGTTGATGTTGCAGCAACCAACTGCTAGAGACTACATTGTAGCTACTGGACAACAGCACACAATTGAACAACTGATTTCTATTGCGTTTGAGCATGTAGGAATCACAGACTGGCAGCAGTATATCAAAAGTGACCCTAGATTCAAGCGGCCCGCAGAACTACACAGCTTGTGCGGTGACCCCACGATGGCAAAAAATCTACTGGGCTGGCAGCCGCGCACAACCTTTAAAGAAATGATATGCAGCATGGTCGATGCTGACCTAAAAAGACTGCAACCTCGGTAACAGTCTAGCCAGTGGCTCACCTGTGGCTATTTCTGGCACAGTCCATTCAGTATGTGCAATATCAATTATCCATTGATCTCTGTCAGGTTTGTCGGGTGATTCTATAGTAGACCAATCCAGGTTACCCACAGGTGCTGCCAGACTGTCGGGTCCTACAAATGCAGGAATTCCTGCCATAATAGACTGACTACCAGGCCCGCTACTC